AAATTGAAAAAAGATAAAGTATTTTCACTTAACCAGCAAAACAGTCGGTGATTGGGGTAAATTGAGCGCAAACCAGCATAACCACGCGCTTTAGCGGGTGCTTTAGCACGTCCCTGCGCCAGAGTGCAAAATCGAAGTGCTAAAACGAAGTGCAAATTAGATATAGTGCAAAAACGAAGCAATGCGCAAGTCTACCCCTATGGGGGACCCCCACGGCGGGTATATTATAAGTTTCTAATAGTATATCACGTCTGTCTGGGATTGTCAAGAGTTTTCGGAAGTTTTTTGCGTTTTTGCGAGGATTTGCGGCGAAGTCGCGTGGTTTCGCGTCCCGCCCCCCGAAGTAATTTGTGTTTTAGTTATAAATAAATCACATTTCCTATTGACAATCATATTCAAAGTGTGTATAATATATTTATATTCAAAAGGAGACAAAAGTAATATGGAAAACGCAATAGTATACTTTCTAGCAGGACTATTTATGTACGCTTTACTTGCGACAATCGTTCCATTGCTTTGGGCAGAAAGTCCAATCCTGTTCATCTGTTCTGTCGTCGGCGGATGTGCACTCTCTTGGGTAAATGGCGACTGGGACTAAAATAATTCGAATTTAGTCTTGACAATACCTGTCAAAGCGGTTATAATATATTTATAATCAAAAGGAGGAAAAAGTGAAAAATACATACAAACCAAAGTTTTCAGAAATAGTCCTTGACAAGTTATACGACATCGGATATAATATAAATACATATTTTGGGAGAAATACAATGGCAAACGCTAAAAACTACACAGAAGAAATGGTTTCAGAAATGACTACAGCATACACTGAAAACCCTACAAGAGAAACTGTAGACGCACTTGCACAGCAATTCGGCAAAACTACAAGAAGTATCATTGCCAAACTGTCAAGAGAAGGTGTATACATTGCACAACCTAGAACTACTAAATCAGGTGAACCAGTAGTATCGAAGACAGAATTAGTTGACACAATCGCTAACCACTTCGACATCGAGTTACCAACTCTAGTAAAAGCAGGTAAAGCAGACCTTCAAAGATTGGTTGACGCAATCTCACAATAAGAGTCAAGGAGTGGTTGCCCTAAGTAACCACATTTTAAAAAGGGTATCTACTTTGGAGAAGTGTCTTCGGAAGCACACCAAATGGAAGTAGCAAGTTCGACTCTTGACCTGCAAAGTATCTCTGCCCTTCTTAAAGTGTTTAATTCCGAACACTATAATAGCAATGTAGTATCGTTTCGATACAAATTTGCAAGGAGTCAATATGACTAAACTGACACAGGGAGCGAAAGCGAACTATAATGGAAAAGCATTTGAGTTAGAATGTGAATTATTACTAGAGAAGAACGGCATAGAGTTCGAAACACAAGTGCCATACACTAATCTTTACGGAAGTAGTAGGTGTAAAATTGACATAGTAGTAGATAAATTACATATAGAGTGTAAATATCAGGGAGGAAGTGGTTCTGTAGATGAGAAATTACCTTTCTGTCTACACAATCTTGAACAATTCGGTGGAGGACTCGTAATATTAGGGGGAGCACACTGGGAAAGTGAAAGAGGAAAGACCATACGAAAGTGGGCAAACGATGCTTTGGCATCAGGGTTGTTCTCCAGCAAGGTGCTAACTTTCGATGAATTAAGTGAAGATATTCACGAAATAATTCAAAGTTCTTCTTGACAAATGGTCGTAAAGTGAGTATAATATACTTATAAACAAGAAAAAACCCCGTTGGGATTGAGTAAAGTTTCTATCACCAAATGATAAAAAACTTAAAATTCTTCTTGACAAATGGTTAGAAAGTGAGTATAATATATATTCAGAAACAAAGAAAACAACACTAAATTGTAAAAATAAATGATTTAGCATTGACCCCAGACTCTTCGGAGGAGGGAGAGCGAATAAATAAGCAAGAGTTGTTTTCTACCCTGACTGGCGAGTCGTTAAACACTGCCGTATGCTCTTTAGACATTTTGAGATAGCGTTATCCGAAAATAATGTCCGCTTTTGAGAGTCGTTATGAGACATACCTTCCGCAGCAAGGAGAGAGTCATAACCCGATTAACTGGTCGGTAAAGGGTTGAGGGGATACTTTCAATAAGTCCTGCGAACTTAGTAGCAATACGAAAGCAAAGGCGATAAGCAAAGCACAACGAACCAAGAGACTCCAGCACTATCTCGATAGTATAAAAGCGATTTGTTTTACTGTTTTAATGGGCGTTACGACCTTCGGGTTTACTAAAACAGAGGTAATTGAACAGGGTGGATTATGACCATACAATCAACCCCAGTGTGAGGAAACCACGCTCGAACTATTAGAGGAGATTCAGTTTTAACTGTCAATTCGAAAAGTTCTTAATAGCAAACCTCGTTGTCTGCCACCTTAGGGTGCTACGGAAGTAAGCAGACACATATGCTGGTGCACATAGTGTGCCAAGTGAGAGTAAGGAAACAAAAGTGGTTTCCACCTCATACTGCGGGACGAGTGGGCAGTATGACACGATTTTGTCGCTACCATTAAGTTGGAAAGAGATTGGTGAGAGTACGGAGGTCGCACCTTCACTCAACAGATATGTTGTAGAATCACGCACTCGATTAGTCGACAGTAGTAAAGAAGTGATGCGAAATGAGCAGTATACCATAGACGCAAGTCGTAGATTGAAGTTCGTAATATCCATCACCTCTCGTTACGCAGTGGATAGGTTCGTGAATTATTCCGCCACGACCACTTTAAACAACAAAAACTTTGGATGGAGAGTGAAGTAGTAGGGCAAGTCCCACGCTTTTCTCTCCATTTTTTTCGCTTCAAATATCCCCACACACAAAATTTCTTATGTTAATTTAAAATAGTTCTTGACAAACAAGTATAAATTCTGTATAATATCTATATGAAAAGAAAAAGGAAACCACATTTTCCTAGATGAATGAGTGTGGAGGTTATGTCTGAACATACACTGAGGGATGAAAATGCCCTCCCCAATTTAACAATATAACACAGGAGAGCATTATGCCAACAAAATTTAAACCAAGTGAAAAAGTCTACAAGCGTGGAGTGAAAGCGTCTAAACTAAAAGACAAGCACTTCTACATCAAAAATGTAGCAAAAGAAGAACTATTCAAAGTAATCAACGAGAGTAGAACTAAACCAAAACAAAGACAGAAGTGTCTAAACGAACTAGCAAGACGCAAAGTTCAAGTAGTATGGGTAGACCCAAGTGAGGTGCAATCATGAGATGGAGTAGCAAAGCAGAACATGTTAGTGTAAAAAAGAAAACATCACAAGGCGATTCACACAAAAGAGTCAGTCTGAATATGAACAAGAACAAGAAGCGTTCATTCAAAAAATACAGAGGGCAGGGCAGATAGTGGGAAAACTACTACAGTTCCCTGACCGAAAGAAAATTGCAGTAATAGAATTGCAAGAGGAGTTAAAGGTGCAGGAAGAAGAAATTCAAATGTGCCTTGACGACTTAGAAGATTTAAACGAACACATAGTAGAGTTGACAATGGAGTACGAAACTCTGTTGAACCAGTTATGTAAATTACAAGGCATCAAACTGCCTGAGGAGAGATTCAATGACTAGAAAGTCAAGACAACTAGAGCAAAACATACGAGATATGAAGTATCGTATGGAACTAATAAGAACAATAGTGCCAGTATTAGTATTAATTCTACAGGTTTTTATACTTGGGAGAATACTATGAAGCAAGGCAGTATGCAATATGACCAGCATGGTCGTAAGAGAAAAGTAAAACATTTGTATACAAGTAAGAAAGCGAAACCAAATTTCGATGTACAGATGAAGAAAAAATTTAGAGAAGTAAGTGATATACCTAGTGCACCAGTAGGAGAGTATACTGTGCCTAAAGATAACTCTTACAAACAAGACATCAGTAAGCAATATACGGTATCGATTGCTTATAACAAGGGTGCATATCAAGTGATACCTAAAGGAGAAGTGAAAGACATTGGCAAATAAATATAATAGACACTATGCAGTAGGCATGGAAGCAAATGGTAGTAAAATAAAGTCCATTAACTACCCTTTAGACACCGAACGTAAATTTCCACACTGGGATTGTCCAGCAAGGAACTGTAAACATATGTGGATAGAGTTAGAAGATGGAACAATACTAAGAGATGATGAACTTATACTCAAGAAAGAGTGGCAACAACTACAAAAAGCAGAGAAGTTTATATCTGAAATTAGTGGAGGTGTAGCATAATGAGTAAGATTAATGACTACGCTAGGTTTGTTGACAGTTGCACATCTGAAACAAGTAAAGATACGACTAAAATGTGTGATAGATTGGACAGATTGATGGGAACTCACAGCGTCTTTCAAGGAAAGATAGTTGAGTGCGAAATCGATATGGCAAGATTGATGACTGCCTTGATAGGAATGATGGCAGAAAGTGGTGAGTTTGCTGAAGTAGTAAAGAAAAAAGTATTTCAGGCAGATACACAGTTCTCAAACGATGAGATTTTTCATATGAAAAGAGAACTAGGTGATGTATTATGGTATTGGGTGCAAGGTTGCATAGCATTAGGTTTCACTCCTGATGAAGTTATGGACGAGAACATCAATAAACTAGAGAAAAGATACCCTAATGGATTTGAAGTAATAAGAAGTGAAGTAAGAGAAAAGGGAGACATATAATGGCAAATCATGTATATTTTACAATACACATCGAAGGTATTGAAGATGAGCAGTTCAATAACTCAGTAATAAGTGAGAAAAGGACTAGAAACGACTATGAAGGCAACCCTTATGAGATAACAGAGTTGGTTGAGGTAGAACATCAACCATTCATGTCCTTAGTAGAAAAACGATTGGACAAAGATGGAGAGTTAGAGGACTCATATGACTGGTACTGTAATCAAGTAGGTGCTAAGTGGTGCCACATTGAAGAATGTCAAGATGGGTATATCGCTGGGTACAGTGCATGGAGACAACCACATGAGTTAGTAATAAATCTAATGGAATTCTACGCAACTACGTATGAAACTGAAGTAAGTGCTAGTATGACTTATGAAGATGAGTTTAGAAACTTCATGGGTAAGCAATACTATGGAACAGTTCATGATGATGATGGTTGGACTGCTTGGGAAGGAGACTACAGCGAGACTGATGGAACTGAACTTATGGAGCAGTTTGATGAGTTATATCCTAGTCTAAACAGTAGTGATAATGACTTCGAGTGGCATGAAGAACACGAAGTAGATGGAGAAACAATCTATCCTTACGAAGTAATGGATGAATTAGCAGACCAATTCTGGGAGAGAGCATAATGAGTCAGTATGATGACATAGTTCAAAAACGAAGAATTTTTCTAGCAGCAGAGGAGTGGGGAAATCAAGTATCTCAACACTATGTATGCAAAGGAAATATTGGAGACTTAGGTTTTGGTATGGGATATTTTGTTTACTATAATAATGGAGCAGTACATAAACTACAAGGTAAGA